GATGTTATGATTGAAGGAAACATGAAACAAGAATACAAAGCAATCTATAAAGTGCCGATAGGTCAGTATGAATCTGATTCATTAGTTGGATTGATAGTTGAAGTCCTGAAGCACAGATTCTTTCATCTTTGGTATCATAAAAGGTGGATGGATTAATGATTGTTAGACGGTGTAGTCAGGGTCATCGAGTTAGGATTCATAGAAATACAACTCCCGGTGCTACTCGCACAAAAACATATGCAGATGGGTCTACTGAGACTCTGACTTACCCTTCGTCTTATGATTACTTTGTTGATGTAGATGGTACAATAGCTAAGAAAAGTAATAGTTTTAAGGTAGTTGAAGAGTTCTTTGTTGCTGAATGTGCTAAGAAGCATGGTGATGGACATGGTAGATTGATAGTAGGAGGACATCATATCATTAATGGTGTTGCTACTACACAATCAGATTATCCTACAGATAGTAATACAAAGTCAGAGATAAAAGATTTCTATGATAAACGTGGAGTTGTTTATGGTGGAAGTGAAACTAAATCAGAACTTCTTTCAAGAATAGTACCTCAGTATAGTGGTAGTAAAGAAGTATCTAAACATTTAAAGGTATAGTATGAATAATATTTCAACATCATATGACATCCCTGTAAAATATGTTTATACGGGATTATAATCACCAAATAGTATGTTTAAATGGCTAAACCTGAGACTGCTCGAAGTTACAAGGGTACTGTGGTTGATGATAATGCTATCGTTAGTATTAATCTCAAATGGTTGGGGCAGTTACTTGTTTTGGTCGCTATGCTTGTTTATGGCTATTGGCGTATCGAATCAAGGTTGGGACAACTTGAGAATGAAATGCTCTCTGCTGACGTTAAAATTGAAGACTTACTTGACAAGCATATGGCTGAAGAAAAGATACAAAGAGAGCAATTAGAAGAGAAAGTGAACTTCTATGAGAAAGAATTTAACATTAACCCATTGAGTTGGGGAAAGCGTAAAAATAAGTAAATGGGTAGTCTGACTAACCACTTGAAATGAAAGAAATCATTCGAAACTATTCATTGGGAACGAAAGATAATGTGCGAAATATGCTACATTTTGTGTCCGTCCCACTATCCCACTGCTTGGACGGCTCTGTTGAGTGCTGTGGGAAATGCGTAACGCAATTGTGCGTAAATGATACGAAAAACAAGGATTAAACGTGAAAATTGATATGAAATTATCGGAACGAAGAATATGAGAAAGATACTCTCAATCGTGTTTTATCACATAGGTCATACAGCAGATAGACTGCTCTGGTTTAATAGCCCGATGAATGTATGGGTTGAAGATAGTCTCGGAGACTTGTATCAATGGGCAATGTGGCAGTCTGTACAGTATGATGATTTCTACGAAATATGGCAATCCAATAACCAAATTACAAGGTAAAATGAAGAATGGAAGAATTTTTAGCATTATACTCAGAAGCTGGAATGATTGGCGTTGTTGGAGCAATGTTTGTGTTCATGGTTTATCAAAATGCCAAGAGAGCAGAACAACAAGCTGAAGACTTGGAAGCATTAAAGATTGAAAATGAAGGTCAGTCAAAAAATATTGAAAATATTGAGTCTATTGTGATTAAATTCTTAGATAGGTGGAACCGCTCTGATGAAACAAGAGATAGGCGCCACGAAGATATGGTAAAGGAAGTTAATGATTTATCTGATGTTATGATGGAAGTAAAAGGGCAAGTCTCAAGGATAAATGGTAAATGATTATGGATAGTTTAAAAGTTACAGGAATAAGTACAAGTTTAGGATTAGTATACTGGACAGATATTATATCAGGGGTATTGATGTGTATAATGTTTATAGCACAAATTTATTATTTGTATTTAAAAACCAAAAAGATAAAGGAGTCATAAATGGACTTTAAAAAAATGCTGATGGATATGGCACAAGCACAAGCTGATAAGATGCAAGATGAAGCAATGGGTTTCTTAGCATCTGATGAGTTTGCTAATCAAATCGCTACTAAAATCAATGAGAAAATAGATATTCCATTTGTAAGTGAAGAAAAGGAACAAGTCTTCTTTGAAAGAGTTGTAGATATTGTTACAGACTTAATGGAAGGCGTATTTAAAGGTAAGTAATGCCAGCAATAAAGAAACAACCTAAGAAGGCTAAAAAGGTTAAAAAGTCTGATAATACGTCAGAAAATCTTAACAAAGCTGTCACATTTCTTCTTGATGAATTAGATACTATAAGAGCAAAAGTTGATAAAATCGCAGGTAGAATGGGATTGTAATGAATAAAAAGAAGTAGAGGTTAGAAATGGCAAATGTTAAAGAAAATATTAAAAAAGCAGCTGAAGCAGTGTCCTTATTGACACCATTTGGAGGATTAGTTCAAGGAGCTAAGTTAGCAGGTCGTGTTTCATGTAAGAAAAAAGGCGGCAAATGGGTTAAAGGTAAATGCGTGATGGGCCCATCGAAAATGCAAAGGGGGGCTCCAAGCAAAGCGGATATGGATAGATTGACAGGAACAAGGACAGGTAGAAAAAAGCATCCCGGTACTGGAGACTGGTATCCAGAAAAAGGATAAACTGTGGCAGATGTTCTTGGATTATCAGATGTATCTACACCAGATACAGGTAAAGGAAGTCAATTAAAAACAGGTAACTTAAAAAGGAGTTATACAATGGCAAATAAATGTAAATCAAGTGAAGTATGGAATCAGAAACTTAAGAAATGTGTTTCTTCTCCAAACAGACAAAAAGAAGCTAGGTATCAAGCTGAAAGTAAACAAAAGTTCAGAAAAGCTGTTGGCGGGGTTCGAGGTGAGAAAAAAATTAAACAAATAATGAAATCAAAAAAACCTTACTAATACAGGTGGAAGGAGAAAACATAATATGCCGTCTAAATCTAAAAGATTAATAGCCTGTATGAAAAAGGCAAAAGGAAATGCTGGTAAAGTAAGAACTTGTAAAATACAATTCGCAGCTCAAACTAATACAGCAAAGCAACATGGTTATAAACCAAAAGGTTAATAATGTCTAAGCGAGTAGATTTATTTGGACATGATAAAGGAGCTGGTGATACTGTCAGCCGTATAATTAAAACTGTCACTCGTGGCAAAATAAAGGAGTGTGGAGGATGCCAAAAGCGTCGAGATACATTGAACAAGATAATTCCTTACAGGAACAACGAGACAAAGCGTTACGAGTAAAAGACGGTGGTTCTATAGAAGGAGTTGAAGGAGGACTACGTTTAGACGTATTCGACCATGATGACCCTGAAGATGCACAATGCATTTGTGATTTACCTGAAAATGCGCAAGATTACATTATACAAGACATAGAGTACGAAGACAATAATGCCTAAACAAACCTTCAAGATTCAAGGGTTTCATGGAGGCATTAGCTCTGATACTGACCCTAGAGATATACAAGATATAGAATCACCTGCATTAGTAGATGCTAATATAGATTCCGTTGGTAGAATTAAAACTTTGGGTTCTGTCTCCGTAGACATCGGGGAAAGCAATACTTTGCAGATACTCCCAAATAAGGGTTTATTTGTTATGGCTAGTGATAAACAATTAGATAATACTGAAGTTAATGAATCATTTATTATTGCTCATGACGCAGGTGGGAATAGCTTTGATATAAAGCAAGTTGTAGCGAATGCTTGGTCAACTGCTCAAATATCCTTAACTACAACCAATCCTGTTTTTTATGTTGGAGATGGTAATTTAAGAATTGGAGACGGAGGATTTAATAATACTTCTAATAGCCAATGGTTTGGATATATAGAAGATGAAAGATTTAATGGATTATTAGCTGATTCTGGAGCAGTCGGATGGGTTTCTGAAAACCAAGCAATACAATCTCCAACTGTCGGTAATTGTTTAATATCTACTCCATTTCCCGGTTCTGATAGTGATGGAGTTAATTCTTCTAGTTCAGAATATATAGGTAATGTAGCTGATGCCAGCGGTGAAGATGTGGCTGATGTGCATAGTGTTAATTTAAGAGTTGGTTTACAATATACAGAATTACATGAGAATACGGCTGCATATCATACCATAACAGGAGCTGGGATTTCAACTGTCACTGATGATACTACAACATATTATCCTTTTATTGGTAACAATAATGTTGATGTTGTATGTGCAGCAAATGCGTCTCCAAATACTATGCAAAATGGTC